TGTGCAGTGACAATAGCAGGACATGCAGGAGTTGCTCTTATGGGCACTAACCTTCTACAGGAACATATTCCAGAGATAGTAAATAATTTTAAATTGGCTGTGGTAGCCCTTGACAAGGATGCTACAAAAAAAGCTATTGACATTGCTAAGGAGTTAAGTGTACATATGCAGACGAACATAAAGTTTTTAGATAATGACATTAAAACTTGGTCAAAGGAGAAAATATTAACTGAGTTAAATTAGAACACTTTTTAGTGTAACGGGGTAGAAAATGACGATAGAGAAACAGATATTAGCACAATGTCTTAACAACACTTTTTATAAAAAAGCTAGTGATGTTGTAGGCAAAGAAATGTTTGCCAATGGTGTAGGTACAGTGTTTGACACTATTTGCTTTGCACATGACAAATATGGTGAAGACCTGACAACAGAAATGTTGTTACAACTACATAGGGATAGGTTTCCATCTATGCCTGATTCCTCTAGGGAGTCTATTGAACTTGTCATAAAAGATTTGACAAATCATGTACAGAACAACCCTGAGATGATGCAAGATCTTATTGTAAATTTCTGGAGAAGAGATAGAGCACAGAAGATTGGCTCTAAAGCTACTGACATTTGGTTGGGTAATGAAGGTGATTATGAAGGGCTTAGAGTTCTTATAGATCAGCTTCTTAACAAACAGCCAGAGGACAGTACAAATTACAGCCGAGTAGAAGATAACATTGCTGACTATTTAGAAACACATGAAAAAGGCTTTGAGTTTCACTTTGAGTTGCCTTCTCTACAGGATAGAGTTGGTGGTGTAGGTAGAGGCAATCTTGGAATTATCTTTGCTAGACCTGAAACAGGTAAGACAACTTTCTGTTCTTACTTAGTAGCCGAATATCTAAAACAAGGATTCAAAGTTGCATATTTTGCAAATGAGGAACCGGGCCGTCTGGTCAAGGGAAGAGTTTTCTGTGCCTATTTAGGTAAGAGTGTCAGTGAGTTAAAAGATAATATTAAGACTTACAATGACATATACACCAACCATATAAAAGACAATTTATTTATGCTTGAAGGCAGAGAGATTTCTATTCGTGAGATAGACAAGTTTATAGAGATAAACAAACCTGACATAGTTTTTATAGATCAGCTAGACAAAGTCCAAGTTAGTGGAACATATTCAAGAGTGGATGAGAAATTGAGAGCAGTATATGAAAGCTCAAGAGCTGTAGCAAAAAGACATGATTGTATGGTTTGGGCTGTATCACAAGCATCTTATGATGCACATAATAGACAGGAGATAGATTTTAGTATGTTAGAGAATAGTAAGACAGGAAAGGCAGCCGAAGCTGATATCATTATAGGAATAGGTAAAAACTTTGGAGATGAGGAGGATTACATTCGTCATCTTTGTGTGTCTAAAAATAAGTTATCTGGTTGGCATGGTACGATTACTTGCCGAATAGATATACAGAAAGCTAGGTATCTACCATGAAGAAAAGAATACATGTAAACCAACACGTTATACGAAGCAATAAAAAGAACAATGAAAACAATCCTGTGATTACTGTTAAGACTTACCAAGATAATGTTTATGGTAATGAAGTACAAATACTAGGAGAGAGTACTGTTGTGTACAGACCAAATAAACCTTTATCCTGTGGTGCAAAAGTATGGATCGAAACAGATGCAGAGGTAGTAATAAAATGAAAATAACTTGGTTGGATATAGAAACAACATATAAAGTAAATGAAGATAAGAAAACAGATGCTGATCCTTATACAGGAAACATGATGGTGTCTGTTGGCTATACAGACGGACAGGAACATACATATTTGTGTTTCTATCATAAAGAACAAGACCCTACACCAAAAGCTAGAGATACTCTACAGAGTGCTTTAGACAATACAGAGCTGTTAGTAGGACATAACATTAAGTTTGATTTGAAATGGCTACGAGCTTGTGGGTTTATCTATACAGGCAAAGTTTATGACACTATGATTGCTGAGTATATTATACATGGTGGAGAGAAGGTGCCTTTATCCTTAGCCAAGTGTTGTGAACGATATGCACTGTCTCCTAAGAAATCTGGTTTAATCGAAGAATATATGAAAAAAAATGTGTCGTTTGAGAGCATACCTTGGGATGTAGTCAAAGAATATGGTGAAGCTGATGTACAGGTAACAAAAGAATTGTATGATGCTCAGATAAGTAACATGCCTGACTCTCTTAAAGCTACAAATGAATTGATGAATGAGTTTTGTGATGTACTGTGTGATGTAGAGAACAATGGCTTACAAATTAGCTATGAAAATCTATCAGAGATTAAGACTACCTATACAAAAGAAGTAAAAGATTTAGAGAGGTACTTAAACACAGAGGTTAAAAGCCTGATGGGAGATACTCCTGTTAATCTAGACAGTCCAGAGGATAGGTCAAAGATTATATTCTCAAGGGCTGTGTTGAATAAGAAGCAGTGGGCTAGTCACTTTAACTTAGGTTATGAAGTTAGGGGTAATACTAGAAAGAAAAAACGATTACCTACTATGAGTACACAAGCTTTTCAACAAGGTATAGTTAGGTTAACAAAACCTTTATTTAAAACTGTTATGCAAAGGTGTTCGTCTTGTAATGGCATAGGGTACAAGCTTGCTTTAAAAAGAGATGGTACTGTAGGTAAACAAAAACGTATCTGTAAATCCTGTGATAAAAAAGGTGTTATCTATAGACCTACTAGAGACTTTGCTGGATTGGGTATGAACTCTAGAGGGCCAATTGATCTTACTGTACATGGTTTTAAAACAGATAGACCTACTCTAGAAGGTTTAGTAGTTACATCAAGACCAGAACAAAAGACTTTTATGGAAAGCTACATAAGATACAATGCAATTAAAACCTACCTCAAAACTTTTATTGAGGGTATAGAGAAAGGTTTAGATGATAGAAGTAGAATCCACCCACATTATATGCAATGTGTTACCTCTACAGGAAGGCTGTCCTCAAGGAATCCTAATTTCCAGAACATGCCTAGAGGAGGTACTTTCCCTGTACGTAAGGTAGTTGTGAGTAGATGGGAAGGTGGACACATACTTGAAGGAGATTATGCTCAGTTAGAATTTAGAGTTGCCGGTTTTCTAGCTAAGGATGATAAGGTGTATGAAGATGTCAGAAATGATGTTGATGTACATTCTTTTACAGCTTCTGTACTAGGAGTATCTAGACAAGAAGCAAAAGCAGATACCTTTAAACCTTTATATGGAGGTTTCTTAGGTACACCAAAACAGATGCAATACTACCGAGCATTTAAACAAAAGTACAAACAGATTGCAGAGTGGCATGAGACTTTACAGAATGATGCTATCTCTTTTAATCGTATTGTGCTTCCATCTGGTAGGTACTACAACTTTAAAAATGTGTTTAGGATGAGGTACGGAGGAGTTTCTAATGCTACAGCAATTAAAAATTATCCTGTACAAGGGTTTGCTACTGCTGACCTTCTTCCTATTGCATTAATTAAATTAAAAAAGTTGTTGACAGATAGAAGAATGCAAAGTATAATCTGTAATACGGTTCACGATTCCATTGTAATAGACGTGCATCCAGACGAGCAGGACTTAGCTGTAGAGACAATGAAAGAAGCAATGTTTTCTCTGCCTGAAGAATGTAAGAAAAGATACAATGTAGATTATGATATGCCGATAGGAATCGAGATTAAAATAGGTAATAACTGGTTAGACATGAAGGAGATATATAAATCATGACTGAAATAACCACAATGAACACTTCTCTACCAGAGAACTTAGATAAGCTCTCTACAGAGGATATGATGAAACTAACTGGTCAATTGGATCATAACACTACCAAAGCAACTATAAGTAGACTGGCAATCAACCATGCTACTGAAGATTTCGATGGTAATGCTCTTCCAAGAGGCCATTTTAGTCTGACTACCCCCCCGGAAGGGCCTGTATATGGACAGAAAGCCACCATACGTGTTTTTATGCGTACTTATTCCTACTTTGTTTGGGATAATGAAGCCGGTGCTTTTTCTTGCCAAACTGTACAGGCTCCTTCTTTCAGTAACGACTTCTATGATACTGAAGGAGGATTAAAGTGTGGTAAATTAGACTATACTACTATGGAGGCATTACCAAAAGATAGTCCAGAGTGGGT